AGCCAACTGATCGATGTGGCGGTCAAGACTTTGGGGCGTGAGCAGTTGCTACGCCTTAGAATGGTCTGGAAGCACTACGACGGAGGCGATGAATGAATGACTAGGGCCGGAGCAAAAACTCGAACCGTTTACATCCGTCGTAAAGGAAAATGGATCGCAATAGGTTATTGCACTAAAACAGTCATCAAATTTGACGATAATGTAGGCACAATCCTGGATGAGGTGTTTGAATGAATTGTGATATCTGTCAATGCGTCCTCTTTGATCATGAAGAACAATACCGAGTGTATGCAGCAGAAGCATGGTGGACCGTATGCGCGCTGTGTGGTAAATCTGCGGAAATGTTAGGTCACCGGCTGGTGATTGTTTGACTTGGTTTGTCGAAGGCTACTATTGTTCAACTGAAGGATGTAATACTAGACTCTCAGGCAATGCTAGGGCTGACGGGACAAAACAATGTGCTCGATGCTGTAGGCTAGCGCGTGAAGGTTAATTGTGCAGCCTGTGGCTATCGTGGCGATGTCGATAGGGACGACCTATTGATTCAACCAATACTTGGCTTCGCTAGGGCACCACATCGTCGACGACGCGTTGATGTTTGGATTTGTGATGTATGCTCAGAGGTATGGAATTAACTGTATACCAAGTTGAACAGCCTCGAAGCCACCGACCAAACCGAGAGTGAGAAAGGAGACTAGGACATTCAAACGGATCAACCCTTCAAGGTTGGACTCTTTGGCTTCACGGCGTTCTTCACGCGTCATTAACCATTCAGCGAAACGCTGGGTTCGTGTGTTCGTTTTTGATTCTTCAATTGGTATTTCTGTGTCAGTCAATTAAGCCACCTTCTAGTCTGTTTGTTGGGTCCAATAGAATCAATCCATAAACTGATCCTTGGAATATGCCTGCGTATGGGGCAAATGGGGTTACCCTCAACGATTTAGATAAACGGAATAGAAAATGGTTTCTTGCACGATTCATTGCTTCTGGAACCGTTCGCTTCCGTGTCGACGAGGTTGGAGCCTGCCGATATGTGAGATTCGTTGAGATAGAGAAAGAAACCTCGGCAGGCTCCAGTGATGAAGGCATTATCATACGCGCTCGTGATGGCGCTAGCAATTCTTCTTCGAAGATAGAATTCAAACCAAATCCACATCCGGCTCTTGTTGTAAATCGTAAGAACGCTTTAGCCGCATGAGATATTGATAAGTCGGTTCTTCTTTCGTGTTGACTGCAAAGACCACACGACTCGAAGCAACTCCCATGGAAGTCAATGCATTGGAGAAGTCGAAGATACTAACCAAACGATAAATGTAAAGTCGATCACTGGCAGTTGGATAAAGTGAACCACTTTGTTCAGAACTCGCCTTGAATGCGAAAGCCGCTGAGGTGTCTAGATCCAGTGTAAAACGGTTTGTCCTAGAGTATTGAATATGGTCAAAGTTTGACTTTCCACCAAAAGGAAATCCAGCGCCATGGAGTAAAATGTTTCCAAAGTCGCCATCGATGTCTAAAGGAATTGAAGATACAATGTCAAGGACTACGAATGAATCACCTGCTTGCCCTGTGATAGCGTTTCCAATACCGCCTTCTTGAACAGTGATGCCGTCAAAGAAAATTGTTTCATCTTCCATAGCAACACCTGCAAGATCCAATATGACCTCAGAAACGAATGTAGTTGGACCGACTTTTCTCCACCCTTGGCTGTAACCTTGACTCGTATTCAAATCGTAAACTCCAACAATTGCCGGATCCCGATCGGCAAAAAGAGCGGTGTGGTATTTGACGAGCGTCTTCACTTTTTACCACCTTTCTTCTTCGAACCTTTCCAAGACTTTGCAGCCTTCTTGAACAGAACGGTGTGCTTCGTCTTAGGATGTTTTTTCTTCAAACGCGCTAATTCTTTCTTCATGTATTTGTTGTACGCGGATGGTGCTCGCTTTGCTTTGGCGACCGTTTTCTTGACAACAGCACGACCGGCTTTCTTTGCTACACGCTTTGCTTCGGTCTTTGCCTCTTCAACAAAAATAGCTCGAATTTCTTCGAGCGTGCCTTCAATCTTAACCAAGGGAATCACCCTCAGTTATCTGCGGCAGTCGATTGGATTGCGATGGCCATGAAGTCCTTGGCGCTCAACGAGACAATGGAAGCATTGACACGAACGGTCACGTTCACTGCTTTGTTTTGGTCAATCAATGGCGAAAGTCCAGTAACGTATAGTTGGTCGTTGACCACATATCGTCCGTCGTCGGATCCTTTGCCGAAATTGTCGGGATAAAGGTCGGTTGCGTTCGACAAATAGCCGTCAGTATCGTAATACAATGTGCCTGATGCAACAAGAGCACGATCATCAGCGAAGACCAATCCGCCACGGTTTAGGTCGGTGACCTGGACATTGACAAAAGCACTACCACCAAGGGCCACTGTGACTCCTTCATCTGCAGTTGTTCCTTGGAAAATGAAATCAACGCTGTGGATTTGGATGGCTTGACGGTCGCCAACATCGACATATGATCCAAGGTCAATGGTAGCCACTGATTGAACACCGCTAGTAATCATTTTCAATCGTTCTGTCAGGGTAAACATGCTTGTCTTTTTGGTTGCCATTGTATCACTTCATTTGGTAGGTGGTCGGGGGTTGTTTCTGTCGTCGAGGCGCCGGACCGGTTCCCCCGACCAACTCAAACAGACTGCGCCATGCTACTTAATCCAGCACCTCTATCTTCCTAACCAAAAGCACGGGTAGTTTACTATCCCCGCACACCCACCCGATGCTAACTAGCCATAGGATATGAGACTTCTGTAACATAATCGTATTTTTTGAATATACAAATAACATTATTATTATATTCGACAACGGTTTGGGATGGGGTATGGGAAACCAATACAGCATAACGGTGAGTGATGAAACGCACCACATATTGAAGAAAGCAAAGGAAGATGGCTACAAAGTCAGCCAACTGATCGATGTGGCGGTCAAGACTTTGGGGCGTGAGCAGTTGCTACGCCTTAGAATGGTCTGGAAGCACTACGACGGAGGCGATGAATGAATGACTAGGGCCGGAGCAAAAACTCGA